GAACGGTTACAGGTACGAGCTCCACGGCGACAGCAGCCGTCACCGGAACCAACTCAGGGAGTGGACCGGGAGTTAAGGCCGTCAACACGGGTGGCGGTAATGCGCTTTGGGTGGAGGGTGACACCTCGGCACCAGTAAGAGCAGCTCTACATATCGTTCCTCAGGACAACTTCCCATCGTCTCCTGTGAGGGGCAATATTGTTCCTCTGTCTTCCGGTGGAGGGGTTAGCACATACGACGGAACTCGAGAAAACAGACTGTGGCGCCGAGTTTTCGGAGATACTGGTGGGTCGTTTTCGGTCGCCACCACGCCTGGGACAACCGCTGCTATCAGTTTCACCATTCCGATCGGGTACCTTCGAACGTATGGGTACGGAGCGATCCGCATCCTTGCGGATGTTTCGATCTCGGCACAAGTCGGCGGTCCGGCCATCACATACGAGATACTGTTCGGTGGCTATGTGATTGCAAACGGATCATCCGCAGCGGTAGCCGCACTCGACGGGTGCATCCTGGTTTCCGATATCTTGGCTGCGTTTTCAGGTCAAACCTGCTCGGGGAGGTCTCAAAACACCAGCGCAACAGGAGCGATTGGTTCAATGGGTCTATGGTCGACACTCGCGATCAACAACTCGACGACCGCCATAGACATCAATGTTCGATTGGTTCGAACTGGAGGAACGTCAGCAAGCGCAACTCTTCGGTCTTTGACTGTGGATATGGCCTAAACACGGGATCATCATGAAACTCATACCATCAGCACTTCTAGCAGCAACTATCTCAACACAAGCGCTGGCTTCAACCCAGCCGCGCCAAACCTATGCGTTCTACGGTCGCGTTATCAACGCCGTGGCTCTCAGCACTGCTAGCTCGTCATTCACTGTCGACCTTACGGCTCCGACTACGAACGGAATCTTTGGGCTGATGACCGTCTGGGTGTCGATCGCCGACGCCGACAACTCGACGACCGCGCTCAACATGTCGTGCACAGGCAGCCATGACGGAGGCACGACTGACTACGCGCTTCAGGACTGCGCAACGCTGACAAATGGCGTCTGCACGTCTGTCGGAGCCTCGTGGACTAAGGACCCAAGCGGTATCACAACGCCAAAGCGTTGGCCGTGGCGTGTCGACATCGAGGGCTTCCCCGAGGTCGAGTGCACGTTCACCGACACGGGCGGGGCCGCCGCCGACTCCATTACAGCTTACGTCACATTCGCGACCAAGGGGTAAGCCATGCGGAAATCTCTTCTTCTCTCTATCCTACTGATGGGCTTCCCTTTGGTCGCGTCAGCTCAAGGCGTCCATTACGACAACTCTCCGAGTGATTTGACGGGGGGAGGAACCATCACAGGAAACGTCTCAATAAGCGGAGAGATTCAAAGCACCTCGAATCTAAGGCTCTCATGCGCTACCTGCTATATCTACCAGCAGACTCGCGGAACAAACGCACTTCCTTATGAGCTTATGATCTCTGCGGGCAGCGCATACGCATCAGCTACGGGCGCGAATTTGATCGGAGGAGACCTTTTCTTGCGAGGAGGGATTGGTGGAAGGACGATCACTGTAACAAATTACGCTCTGTCTGCCGGGGACACGATATCAGTCACGATTACAACCACTGCATCCGGACCAACGACGACTACCTTCACTGAGGGTATTACATTCAACTGCGCGTCTTCTGGAAGCAATACAGCTTGCGCATCTGCTCTGGCTTCTGCTTTTGGGTCTACTGTAGGAGTATCCGTCAGTAGTTCTGGCGCCGTCGTTCGCTTAACCCCATCCGATACAGCCTTAGCTATAGAGATCGAAGCACCAGCAGATGGTGGTGTGGATGGTGTCTTCGCGACACGTACGAATAGCGCCGATGGACAGATCCTTCTTGGTGGGACAGGAACATCCTCTGGGATTGCATTCGCCTCGGATACAGACACCTTGGCCACACCGTACATCGCGGCATCGAATTATGCTTGCTATCGAGCTGGGGGGGCCACGCCTTTTTGCTTTTCAGCCCTCGGGATATCCCTCGGAAGTACCTCGGCCATCAAGACAAACGGTCGATCTCTCCTTCTCGGCGACACGACCTGTGTAACGAGTCACTCCCTCGTCGATGGAGACACATGCAACAACGGAAAAATAGAGATAAACGGATCTATTTACCTTGATGGTATCATGACTGACGTTGGTGCTACCTGCACCACGGGAGACTTCAAGGTCGATACTGCCGGTGGAACCACAGAGCTATGCTATTGTACTGCAACTGACACGTGGTTCTGCGCTGCTATGGCTTCTGGGCCAGCAGACTAAAATGTCCGGAGCAGATCTAAAATACTTACTCGACGTAATCGCTCATCACGAGCGCAACTGGAGAGCCGTATTCGACGAAATAGGGTGTGACACACCTGATAAATGTTTCGCAGGAGTCGATATAGACAACAACAGCGCTCAGGTAATTTCTGCCATCCGAAAACTTCGAGAGAAGTCAAAGGACAAACCATGCTAGCCATCATTCTCTCTATAGCAGTATCCGCATCAGGAGACCCTTACATTCTTCGAACTGGCGCAGACACGACACTTAGCGCCGAGCAGGGCACCACGCTTCAGACGCTCGTGTCTACTCGATTTTCAGGTGTAACCTACTCATCCATCTATCAGATTGATTGCCACTCAGAGGATGATATCAAGCCATGGGTCTGTGATGTCGACTTATGGGCCACGCCTTCGTGGGCGGACATTAGAACCTCTCTGCTTGTTGGCGCGACGTGGGTTCCAGGGAGGGGTGGTTCCTATAATACCTGGCTCGTACGAACCACGAAGTCATTCACGGCGAGCGCGGCATGGCGAACGCACGCGCAGTCGATCTGGGCCGACCTGAGCGCGAGCCCAATGCTTCGACTGACGTACACGCGCACCAACGGAACTGGAAGCTTCGTCGCCCACCTCGACTACAAGCGGAGCATGAACCAGGCTGGTATTGCCGCGGCAGTAAACGCCGGGGAGACACTAGTACCTGATGGGGTGACGCCCTGACGACGTGGAAGCTGCACGATTTGGCTGTGTGCTGAGCAAGGAAATGGTTGTGTAATGGACCCGTTGAGTGTGGCAGACAAGGCGACCCCTCTCATTATGAAGAGCGGGGCGATCGGTGTGCTGGTGCTTGTCTGCTGCCTGCTCGTGGCCGCCGTGTTCGTGCTGTGGCGAGCAAACAAGACGGAGGCGCAGGCCCATCGTGAATCGCTCAAAGAAATGCACCGCTGGTGGGAGGGACTTCTTGGCCGAAATGAAGAAGTCGCCAGGCACTTCGTCGAGGAGATCTCCCGCTTCCGCGAAACACTTAAAGCTGTCGCTGACGTGTCTGGACGAGTCAGCCCAGAAGTTGAACGCCGCCTAATGGAGCTTTCTGCACAGCTCCGAGAGGTGGTGACGGTCGTGCTGTCAATGACAGGTAGGATAAATCGGGATGCTCAATGAAATGGCGAAAACCAAAGCAAATGACGCTCGTGGAAGAGTTGATCGATATGGGGGAAAGCCCCGACGTGCTCCGCGCCGCCGCGTGCGAGTACTACGAGAACCGGCCACTTCTCGGTCGATATCTCGTAGAGAATGGCGTCGTCCCGCAAGAGCGCGTCTCGCGAGCCCTAGCTCGACAAGCCGAGAAGCGCGGAGACCTGAGAGCCGCTTCCGCTCACCTAGCGGAAGCGTCCGCCTCGCTAACCGATCTCATATCGTTGACGTTTATTTCGCTCGGAAAAGAAGTCGAGCGCTTCATCGAGAAGGTAAGGAGGCGTGATGGTTGACTCGTCGACATGCATCCAGTGCCCATACCCAGACGAGGTCGCTCGTCTCTCGGGGCGCGTGAAAATCCTCGAGCGTAAACAGAGCGAGCTTGAGGCCAAACTCCTCAATCGAATAGAATTGCTGGCGATCCAGGTTGGAGAGAACGGGGCTCACTTCATGGCTGCGGCGTCGAAGCTGACCGAAATGATACTCAGGCTTGACTCCGACATGAAGGACGGCCGGCGCGAGTTTCTAGCAGCCGTGCGCATGATCGGCAGCAACGAGGTGCGCGAAGAGCGGAAGCGGGACAGGAATTTTCCATGAACATGTCCCCCCACTTCACACTCAAAGAGTTGACTACGACCACTAATAACGGAGTCGACAACTCGCCAGACGAAGAGTCCTTGGTTTTTCTGGCAAAGCTAGCCACCCACTACCTGGAGCAGATTCGCCGTCAGTTCGGCCCACTTCGCATCACCTCCGGGTATCGTAGCCGAGCTCTTAACTCTGTCATCCATATGGCCTCGCGAGACTCTGCGCACTCTTACGGGTGCGCCGCTGACGTGCAGTCTATCAATGGATCCGACGTCTACGAGATGGTCCGATGGGTTGTGATGGAGTCCGGTCTCGACTACGACCAGGTCATCGACGAAGAGCGCGGCGGTGGCAGGTGGATGCACATTGGAATCTTGCGGCCTCGCCATGAGCCGTCACCTCGCCGCGAGGCCCTCGTCATGCGCAATGGCGTCTACTCGCGGTTCTCGGTTGTCTTACGCGAGCCGAAGAATGGCGACCTAAAATCACCGCAGCAAAAGGAAAAACTTCCATGAGGTTCGCACGTTGGCGTACGGTCATCGCAATCGAGATCCTTGGTGTAATGCTGCTCCTTGGCCTTCTCCTCGCCTGTAGTGTCGACGAGAGCCTGGCCGCGGTCATCGCAACGATGTTCATCGCGTTCGCATCGGCCATCGTCGGGCTCGCAACAAACTTGGCAGGCAAGAGCGCGGTCGAGCATCTAGCAAGTGGTGGTGGTGTCAAGGGAGCGGCGAAAGCGCTGCTGACTAACACCAAGCCCGAGCAGCCACCTATTGAACAGTCTCCGCAGTGATTATCGATCTGGAACACGAGCGCGATAAGCGCACTGAGTGGAGGCACACGCCTGTTGTGCGCCTGTCGTGTGCTCACAAATGGGTAGCTGTCTTCCCGGTCACGGCCTGCTCGTCACACCTTCAGTGCCCGGCATGCCATGCACTTGAGAGCAGAGTCATGGAGCCAGTGAGATGATCTGTATTTGCATCCATAAGTGGGACTTCTACTTTGGTGACAACGGCTTCTTAGCTAAGCCGGCCACATGGGTAGCGTCGTACAGGTGTAGATGCTTTGATTTTCTCCGTGTGTTTCTGTTGATCGACCGATCGCCAAGGGACTTACGCATATGATGTCGCGCGCCGTCCCGTGGCTTCTGGCCGCGCTGCTCGGAGCGAGCTGTGTCTGCGTCATTATCTACGCCGTCCACCAAGAGAGCGATAGAGCCGCTGTGGTTTCACGTGAAACCGAGGCCTCAAGACTTCGTAAAGCCAACATCAAAGGCGTTGTACTCGTCGAGCAGCGTCGCGCCAAAGACCTCGAAGATGAGCTATCCAAAGCGATGGATGAGAATTCCGAGCTTTCGGCGGCGGTCGAGCGCTCACGCAAAGCATCACCTGGCGCTCGTCCGATCTCCGTGGTACAAGCATCAACAGGGCCGCTGGTTGCATTATCACTTGCCCCTCCTGCAAAACCCAAAAGTGTGCTCGACGACCAGCGGCCCTGCCTCTTATTTGATGGCGACATAATCGACCTGCGCATCGATGAGGCGCTTCTAGAAACTCGCTCCGGAAACCAGCTCGTCGTGGGATCCGCTTCGGTCTGGAGCATAAAGCCAGAGAGCAAGATTGCAGGCGGCCCGTTCGAGGCCTCAGTCAGCACCGCGTCAGGCGAGCGAGACGACCCCGTACGGCGCGCCGGCTGGGGTGTTGGGCCTTCGGTGTGGGGTTCGTCGTCTGGGATCGCCTACGGGGCCGTGGTGAGCCCTCCACCTCTAGATCTATGGCGTCTTCAGGTCGAGATTGCGGCCGGGTTGGGGTTTGGTGACGGTGGTGTCAGCGGCTCGGCGGCTGTTCTGGGTCGGGTGAAGTAGTCGGCAAGCGGGGTCTCGCTGAATAGGTACTCGTATATCATCGAGCTCCAAACGGAGAATTTGCGCTACCTCTCCTTAATAGCGATAGTACAGACGGTCTCTGTTACTTTTTTGTTTGCCGATTCCACGTAACATCCGGTCTCGTCTCCGATACAGAAATAAGGATACGAATGAAGCACCGATTCACGGATCCTCCCGTCTCGCCCGAGAACAAGGTGCATGATCTCGTGCGACAGGGATGTCTCTGCTATGCATGGACCGCGCTCCATAAGCCGTATTGTGGATAGTTCCTGACACCCACCTTTAAAGTCCCCCCAATACCCACATGAGACAGGTTCCGAGCTCCACTCTATCCGGACGTTCATTTCACGTGCTTCATTTACCGGCCCATCTCCGACATTTTCATCATAGTGATCCAGTATTACATCGCATGCCATTGTTATGTCGGCACGGTCATACACTCGACTGGCCCCGTAATCCCAGCTCCCAGAACCACACGATGACAGCATGAATGTGACAAGCAATACTCTCACGGTTTCACCTTTCTCGGCCGTCCTGGCTTCCCCGGAGCATGAGCGCGGTACTCGGCGTCGAGACCCAGCCGCACAATGAGATTTTGCAGCGCGCTCGGGGACACCCCCAGTTCTCGAGCCACCGCGAACAGTCGCCATCCGTTAAGCGCGAGGGTTGCGCGAACAAGATTCGCCTCCTCGGTCCGGTGGACGGCGCGGAGATCGGATATCATCGCCGGACCGGTCATTTCTGCTCACTCGCGAGGAGATGGATCTGCCTCCACAACCGCTCAAAAGCGCGAGCCTGCGGCTTGGACTGGCGCATGAACCATCGCGGAAACGCATGGCTGCACTCGCTGTCGCCCTTTTCGCAATGGCACTCCGGAGTCATGATGTCGTCGAGTCGATCGATCATTTCCGGCTCGGTCTCGGCCGCGAGAAGCGCAGCGATCGGCTCCTCATCTACGCCGAAGAGATTCAGCGCCAGATCGAGATCCATGGCGGCGGACTTTAGAGCGTCGCGACGGTCATGCTTATCCATCCGGTTGATCTGTCGTTGTGTTGCCATGCCAGTCTCCTTATCCCAAAGCAATAGTTTCGCCCCATGTTTCCAGGCGAGGGTCTCATTTCACACAGAGTACACAACGCGAGAAGCTGTGCTGATGTCTGCGATGCCTGCTGGCTGCCCGGGGCGGAGCTCGACCACCCGGGCCGTGCAGCACGTTCCGCTCCCCTTTGCGCGGTCTGCCAGACAGCAGGCGCGATCTAAATCACGTATCGCCCTGCGCGGGATATGACATGACGGATTTCCAAACGTGACTACGGTGTATCTATTCACGCTCTTCTCCTCTTGCTCCCTCGACGCGCCAAGGCGCGTTTCGTCCCGCAGGACTCGTCAGGAGGTTATCCTTACTCTCTTCCCTCCAGAGCCACGCGAACGGCTACAAGGATTTGCACCGCCTGCTCTTCCTTTCCTCTCTCCAGCTCGTCGTCCGAGTATTCCGCCTCGCCTCCAAGTATCCGCGTAGCCGCGTCGGGTTCACACCAGGACATCATCCATTCATCTAAGTCACTCCAGACTTCATCCTCGGCGTTGTTGTACACCCAACACGAGCCATCCCTGTAAATCCGAACGCCATTCGCCCCCCCTCGCACGAGGCCTTGCTCATCGAGTTTGCGGAAATCGACGTCGCAGAGGTATGTCTGCTCAACTTCCGGACCGCGACTACCTTCAGTGGAACGGTCGAGGACGAAAGCAGCCCCGGCCTCGAAGCGGCGCAGGTCGTCGTAGGCCTCTTTTTTCCTTGGCCACGCCGCTGGCATCAATCTTTTGTAGTTGGCCTCGATATGGTCTTCGATTGTCCGCGACGGGGCGTGGGTGTAGGAGATAAGTTCGCCGTCGGAGCTGTAGAACGGACCGCGACCGTCGAGCTCCACTAGTGATGAGGGTCGGATCTCTCGATCCATAAGCTTGGCTGCCTCTTCTCTTGACCCCTCGATCGTGTCGGCCTCCAGCTCGATGATATCAGTGTATGCTCCTTCGCACGTCGCGATGCCGTAAGTCTTCTTCATAACAACCTCCTGTTTGGTGTGTGCGCTGCTCATGATCTAATAATAGCCCACCAAAATAGATTCTGCAATAGAATCTACACCATAGCAGTAGATTTATTTCCATGTTGACCACATGCTTTTTTGTTCAGCACAGGGAATGTTACTTTATGGATCTACTACGGATACAGAATCAACGTCGCCCGGATGTCTAGCGTTCCATCTTTCTCGCAGGATTCGCATCCCATGACGACCAAGACCGAGACCAAGACCCAGACCAAGACCAAGACCCAGACCCAGACCCAGACCCAGACAGAGACCGAGACCAAGACCGAGACCCAGACCCAGACCCAGGCCCAGACCCAGGCCCAGACCCAGACAGAGACCGAGACCGAGACCGAGACCAAGACCGAGACCCAGGCCCAGACTCAGACCCAGACAGAGACCGAGACCGATCGTATCCGGATCGAAGAATGGCCGCACTCACCCGATCACCATACGGAGAGGGGAACCGCTCCACACAAAAGCATCGACAAGCGCCCCGCGCCCGACGACGCAAATACCGTCTGGGCATGGCTCAACCTCGCGACAAATACCCGTACGGAGCGCTTCGTTGAAGCGTCCCGTGTCTGCAACCCACGCTGCATCTCGCAGTGTGATCTCATGATCATCGAGAGACACAAGCTCGCCAACCAAATACATAGTCACGGTGCGGATTAAATACAGCCGGCCAGGTACCCAAAACATTTCCGGCTTGCTCTTGAACTTCTTTTTCGTCTGCATCTTTGTCCTCGTTGTTGTGCTGCCACCCAGGGCGGGGGATGGCAGCGGTTAGCGCCCGCCCGCACTTAGTCTCCAGAGTCCGAATAGGGGCGGTGTGGCAGCCCCGTCCTCGACTCATCCGGAGACAACTTCGGTCTTCCTCTTGCACGACTCTTCTCGCCTTCGAGCTCGCGCAGGGCACCGTCACCAATCTCATCAACGAGACCACGTGCGAGACCAATCGCGGTCTTGTGGAGGTCACGCGCACTGCCTTGGAACCTCCCGCGCTGGTCTTACTTACGACGTGGGCCCAGATATCTCATACTTCCTCCCTTCATCCTTCGCTCTCCGGTTCTCTGTCTGCGTCACGCTTCGTCTCTTCGGCCACGGCTACGTCGTCCTCTTGATACTCTTCGTCGTCACACGCATCACTCCACGCCAGTTCCATCTCGCGGCCGTACGCGTCGAGCATGCGGTTGGCTTCTGTTGCGATCAAGAGGTAGTGCACGGCTACTCCCTGGGCTCTCGTGTGCGAGAACCTGGCGCCGGCTCGTCCCACATCGGCATGTCGTCGTCGGGGATGTTCGCGGCTGACGCTTCCGTAACCTCCCCTGTTTTCGGATCATGGGGAGGCTCCTCGTTTTTCAGCTCGTCGAGCTTCTTCAAGTACGCCTTCTTAGCCTCTGCCTTATCCGCGTCGGTGAGTTTAGCCGCCTGTTCTGCTACGCCTTTTAGTTCCTTCTCGCTCACAGAATTGGCTATCCGAGCAAGCACTGTTTGCAGTTCCGAACATGGGCCGTCGTTTTTCGCTGGTCGAGACGGTGGCTCTTCATCGAGTGGCTCCAAGTCCTCTAGGTCTTGGCCGAACATGTCCGAGCACCGAGCAAGAGCGATCGCCCCATCAACAAGAGCTCTCTTCTTCGCCATCTTCAAGATCGTGTTGACGAGCGTGTAGATATCGTCGTTCTCGACCTTTCCCTCGGTCTGGCTCTCGATGCGCTGGTCACCATCCGCGAATGTCTCGCCACACCCTCCGGCCTTCTTGTTGCAATACCACCCCGGCTTAGCATAAGGCTGATCGCGCGGCGCCCACTTTGATTTGTAGATCGATTCTTTGCCGCACGACGGGCATTTTCGATGGTCGTTTCTCCATCGGTACCGACCTTCTCGGCTGTTCGCCGACCCGTATCCCTCAGCCAGCACCTTGCCGCTCTCTCGGTGAGCGATGCGAACACGAAACGTGTAGTTGAACAGACCTGACGCCCAGTCCTCTACCTTGTCGAGGATTTCAAACTGCGGAGTACACCGGAACAGATCAACGAGCTTCTCTGCTCCGGGCTTGAGCAATGTTTGCTCTTTCGTCCCAGGGATCACGCCGAAGTCAACTCCTTGATGAAGGTGGCGATTGATATACTGGGCGACGACCAAGCGTTTCTCGGACTCCTCTTTGAGCGCAAGCGCCATCTCGATACCGCTCTCGGTCGTTGGCCGAGTAACATCGAAAGGTTCTTTCTTTACCAGGCTTGTCATGGGTTGACTTTCAGGTAGGCCGTGATCACGGAGATCACGGGCGATAGTTCTGGAATGTCTGCGAACCGGAAAACGATGTCAGCGAGAGCGGCACGAGCCTCGAGGCGCAACCCATCCAGGCCGTCGACCACTGGGGCAACGGACTCGATAAACTGGGCTCGCTCCACCTCTTCGCGGGCCTCTGTCGCCGCCGCGTGCCGTGCTTCTAGCTCGGCAAGGCGTGCTCGCTCTTCCTCGCGCTTTATGGCGTCGGTGTAGAGTTCGTTCAGTTTGGCTAGCGTCTCAGTCTTGGCCACAATGGCACGGTCGACAAACGTATGGGTCTCCCCGCCCGCAGACATAACCACTTGCTCGACAGGCCTCCCATACTCTGGCGACGCCGTGTCGATCGCCTGCGTCTTCTTGATTTGCGCGAGTATGTCCGATGATGGCTTACCGATGAGCCACAGGAGTGGTGAGCGTATCGCATCAATGGACGCCCTCTCTCTCTCGACTCGCTCCGAGCTTGCGCGCTCTTCGGCAAGCTTGCGCTCCCGCTTCTCGCGATCAACTCGTCCTTCTTCGCTCTTGATCGCCGAGTCTATCGGGTCCTCGAGCGCAGAGAGCTCTCGAGTAATCCTCTTGGCCTCTGTGTCGATTTCGGTGCACCGTTTCAGGGCCGGCGCCTTGATGTCCTTTCGCACCCTCTCGAGCTCGACGCGGTACCCTCTCAGCTCCGCACGAGCTTCTTTGGCTGTCTTCATCCCGTCTAGTGATGCGACGTCGTAGACGACTCCTGCGTATTTCCCCCGAAGAATAGATAGCGCAGCTTCTGTTTTGCTGTACTCCTGTATCGACGACCCCATTAAGCACTACTCCTTCCTTGTGTTGTCCTAGACCCCGGGACGTACTTCCGAGCCCAGGACGTTCACGCGCGTCACATGGCAATAAAGCGCGCGCTCTCTCATCTCAGTGAACCGACAGCGCTCCGAACAGTATTGTCAGCGCAACCACGACAACGATCGCGACCACCCAGAACCATGGCGACGGTCGTCTCTCTTCTCCGATGTCTCGCAGGTACCGAGCCATCGCTTGATCCGTGAGCTCCTGCCTGCGTTCTTCGTCCGTCATGCCGCTCCCCTAGCGTTCGCGCTCGTTATCCTAAAAAGCTCGTTGTCTGGGTCAAAAAGATCTACCTGTATAGCGTTTCCACAGACGCACTTTCGCCACTCTTGACTCATTGGTCTTGGGTCTTTCGCGTCGCCCGGAAGCTCAAGAGTCGAGAGATACTCCAGCGCCGGCCATTGAGCTGCCGTGTGGGCCCTTGTGCATCTCGGGCATTGGTGCTTAGTCCTCATGCCGACACCCCAAGCCCCGCCAAAGAGCTCAGAGCCTCAATCGCTGAATGCTGGGCCGCCGCGATATGCTCACGGGCGTCATTCCTGGCGTCGGAAATAGACGCGTGAACCCGCATTGTCTGGATCCAACAGCCCAATAGACCGTCAAAAGAGATCCCAACAAGTACTCTATACCTCCCGCCAACGATCTCCTCGATCGCTACCTCGCGACCAACACCGACCGATATATCGATCGTCGTTGACTCGACGATTCTCCTTTCAATCCCATGCTCGAGGTCATGCAAAGATAGTGTCGGGCTCATGGTTTTTTCCTGGGCGAGAATACGTTAATGGCCTCACCGATTGCTGCGGATATCTCACAAAAATGCATCTGGAGATCTTCGATGCCTGAAATTTCTACCGCCGCTCTTTCGGCGCTAGCCGCTATCTGGCGGAGGAATAAGCGAGCGTCGTCGAGACGGCTCCCGTTGTCTGGATTGGAACGAAGCCGAGAAATAAGTGACGACATCCTCCCCTGAGCCACAACTGCGCGGGAGTGTACATCCCTTGCGTCTGAAGAAAATGAATGGATCCCGGCGGCCCGTCTCGCCTCCGAAAAAGTGTCGGTTACAGACTTCGCGCTAAACTGGTAGTTCTGCGATGAGCTCATTTCAGACCTCGCTTGACGAACTCTGCCGTCACTTCAGCTTCAGTAAGCGACCGTCCGCCAACCTGAACGACTTGGAGGTTGCTCCCACAACACTCGAAGTCATAGAGCCACAGGCTGGGCGTCGATCGAAGTTGTGCAGCGGCCGCCAGTCGGTCACGTCGACTCTCCTCGTACTCGCGAGCCTGCGCTGGTGTCTCGTCCTTGGCGTGTCCGTGGTCCATCTCGTACGCCCGGGCCAGCGTGTCCGTAAGGTTGGTCTTTTTGGCTACGGATGGAACTACCGTCCACCCGAAGCCGCATTTTTTGCAGGTCGCTAGAGTCCGTCGGAACACGTGTGGTGTACGCGCTGGAACAGGTTGTGTGCTTGTGCCCGGCTCGTCAAGAGGAGCATGTCGTGTGACTACGACCGTCTTCATTTGGTCTCCTAATCCCCTCGACGCGCCAAGGCGCGTTTCGTCCCACGGGACTCGTCAGGAGGGTTACTTCGCGACCGAGTAGTCCACCCCCTCTAGGTGATACTCGCGCCGTGACTTGCGCAGCTCCGCTACCGCGCGCTGCGCCTCACGGCGCGAAGCGAATGTCTTCCGGTAGTACTTCTGCCCGACCGTCTCGACTGTCGCAGGTATTGACTCTTGGGTTTCGCAGTCAAATGCCGCAATGCGATAGCTTGCCATGTGATGTCTCCTGCCCTGTGGCTGTGTTTCGATCTCGATACAGGTCTACCCCACCAGGATCCGCGTGTCAATAAAAAAATACAGTAGATGTATTTTTTTATGACACAGTGCAACACTCCTTATATACACCCTAAAATTGTAATAAAAAGTTGACAACTGTTCTTCAGTATGGCAACCGATAGACATGAGAAAACACGATAAAGAGGGGGAGAGACTACGCAAGGCGCGCCTTAAGCACGGGTGGTCGCTGCGAGAAACGGCGAAGGTGTGCGGCGTCTCTCACGCGTCGGTCTGGAAGTACGAGAGAGGCGAAATCCTTAAGATCGAAATGATCGCCAAAATTCGGCGTGGGCTTGGGTTGAGCAAGTGACCGCGCCGGAATTATCGGCGCCGTTCCCGTATTTTGGTGGCAAGTCTGAAGTAGCCCAGATGGTTTGGGATCGCTTTGGGGCCGTGAGAAACTACGTCGAACCTTTTTTGGATCCGGCGCGATGCTGCTGGCCCGACCCGCGTACGCTGGCCAAGAGACGGTCAATGATCTCGACGGCCTTGTGGCAAATTTTTGGAGATCGATCGAGCTCTCGCCGGAAAAGACAGCAGAGTATGCCGACAACCCCGTAAACGAAAACGATCTGCACGCAAGACACGCCTGGCTCGTTGGACAAAAGGATAGTCTCGCGCCCAAGCTCGAAGGCGACCCGGACTGGCACGACCCGAAGATTGCCGGGTGGTGGGTGTGGGGTATGAGCTGCTGGATCGGGTCGGGTTTTTGCTCGGGCCGCGGGCCGTGGGCCGTGGTTTGTGGTGGACGGAGAGCTTGTGCGCCTTGGTGGAGGCGGGCAAGGTGTGACTCGCCACATTGGAGGGGCTGTCGCGGATGGTGCCAGCAGACAGATCGTGCACCTAGGCAACACAGGGCGTGGCGTCAATGGCGCGAGGGCCGGATCTATCGCCGAGTGGTTTGCTGCATTGTCCGCTCGTCTCGCGCGCGTACGTGTGTGCTCTGGTGATTGGTCGCGTGTGTGCGGGCCTAGCGTGACATATAAGATAGGCCTGACCGGTATTTTTTTGGATCCTCCGTACGCGGACACCGCCAAGCGCACGTCAAAAATATACAGAGAGGATAGTGTGGTCGTGGCGCATGCGGTTCGCGAGTGGGCGATCGCCAATGGAAACAACACTAAGATGCGCATCGCACTATGTGGCTACGACGGTGAGCACGTCATGCCTGCATCATGGGAGTGTGTGGCGTGGAAGGCCCGGGGAGGATACGGCTCGCAAGGGTTAGGAGAAAACGAAAACGAAAACAACACAAAGGAAAGAATTTGGTTCTCGCCGCACTGCCAGAGCGCGGCTCAGGGCTCACTTTTCTAGAGGAAGACATGAAGACCGTGGTCATAGAGTCCCCGTGGCGCTCCGACACAAAGGAACTTGCGGATCGCAACTCGCGCTACCTTGAAGCCTGTATCGTCGACTGCCTGAGGCGCGGAGAGAGCCCCTACGCCAGTCATAAGATGCTAACAGACGCTTTGGATGACAGGAACGAGGCGCAGCGAAAGGCCGGTATAGAGGCGGGGTTTGTGTGGGCCGCACTGGCTGACGCCCGCGTGTTTTACACCGACCTTGGTGTGTCACACGGGATGTTCCTCGCCGTGGTCCATGCGGCGGATATCCGGCAGGTTGTCGAGTACCGGACTCTCGGCGGGGGTTGGGTGGAATGATCCCTATCGACTTCCGTTGTGGGAGCTGGGAGTCCGTTCTTGCTGACATCGACGAGGTCGATACACTCATCACAGACCCACCGTTCTCTGTGCGCGTGCATAATGGTCAGCGGCACGGGCGCAAAGACACGCGCTACTGTGTTCCGTCTCTTCACCCTTTGCTTTCGAGCCGGGGTTACAACTATAAGGGCTGGGCGCCGGACGATGTTAGATGTTTTGTGACGCACTGGGAGCCTAGAACTAGGGGTTGGTTCTGCTCGTTCACCTCTCACGACCTTATCCAAGCTTTCACCGCCGAGCTCGCGAGCCATGGGCGCTATGTGTTCGCCCCAATCGCGTGCGTTCAGAGAGCGCGCAACGTGCGCCTGGTTGGAGACGGCCCAGGCAATTGGACTGACTACTTAGTGGTCGCGCGAAGGCCGCTCACCAAGGGTGTCAAGCACTGGGGCGCACTACATGGAGCCTATGTTGGGCAGTGCCACGACAAAGGTGAGAATGCGCTAAACAGAAGCAAACACCCCTGCTCTGGTGGGAAACCCATCTGGCTTATGTGTGCTATCGTCAGCGACTATTCACGACCGGGCGACCTTGTATGTGACCCGTGCGCGGGTGGTGCAACGACGCTGATTGCCGCACATATGGAGGGCCGACACGCGGTCGGGTCAGAGCAAAACCCAGAGACTTTCTCGAAGGAAAAAGAGCGAGTAGACTGGATTTCTATCCGTAAATAATCACCAGATCGGTTTGTCGTTGACACCCAGAGAGGGTTATGGGAAGGTGTTTGAATGTCGACCCTGGAACGGTCCACCAAAACTTAAATTGCCTCAGGCCGCGCGCGGGTTCATCTCGTTCCAGGGTCGTTCTTGTGCGCGGCCTGAGGCTTAAAGTGCAATGGGAAACAGGATCCGAAGCATTAAGCCGGAGTGGCTAGAAGACGAGAAGATGGCGTTTGCCTCCTCCGAAGCTCGCGTACTCTCGATCGGCCTAATTCTAATGGCCGACGACTACGGCCGTGGTCGAGCCAACGAGGTGCTTCTTTCAGCCCACGTTTTTCCTCGCGAGAAGACCACAAAAACCCTCGCGAGAGCTCTTTTTGAACTCGAAAAAATGACCTTTATCGAGCTGTACGAGGTCAGCGAGCAGCACTACTACCAAATCCGAAACTGGATGAAACACCAGAAGGTAGATCACCCAGGAAAACAACAACTTCCATCACCAGAAGAAGCATTCGCGAAATCCTCGCGAGAGTCTCGCGAGAGTCTCGCGCCTGATAGGATAGGAAAGGACCAGGAAGGGAAGGGAAGGGATCAGGACCTATCTCTGTCGAGTTCAAAAACCAAACTCGACGGTGTGTTGGATGAGAAGGTGAAATTTGCGACCGAGATATTTGCCGTGTTCAGCCACTACAGGACCAAACACCCAAGGGCGCACCCGAAGCCGAAGTCGACGAGCAAAGAATGGCGGGTAATTAGAGCCCGACTCGCAGAAGGCCACACGGTCGAGCAACTCAAGGCCGCTATCGACGGAATACATATGACCCCACACAACCTCGGGCAGAACGATCGCGGGCAAGAATACCTCGGACTCGAGCTGTGCATGCGCAACGGAGACCAGGTTGATCGCTTCGCTCGCACGGCCGAACACGGACCCCTGACACCGGTGCACAAAACCCCAAAGGACTTAGCGCGAGAGGCCGCATTGCGCGGCGCGGAGGAGTACAATGCCAGAGTACGAGAAAGAAATTCCGGCGTGGTTTTCGATTCAGGTTGCAGCCTTGTTTGAACTCTACCCTGGAGTAAGAGCAACACAAGCGACGATTCCGGCGTGGTGGAACCACCTACACGACATAGATCCCAGAAGGATCCAGGAGGCGTTGCATAAGTGCCCCGCGGCAAGCGCACAATTCATCCCAACAGCGCAGACAGTGCGCGAAATCGCTCTAGCGCTTCCCAGCTCTCGACCACAGGAGCGGGGGGCAACACCACTCACTGCACTGCCTGAACCATGCGCGCTCTCGCCAAGCAACCCGTTTCTAAATCTCACGCAGAGGTGGGAGTACGAGTCGCTTGAGCTTGGGCTTGATCCGGACCGACCACCACCAAATCATCTCGCCGCACGTCGCCTGCAAGAACTTGATGCGATGCTCTCCTCCCACGGTCCGCAAGACATACCAGGTGCGTTCAATGCTCGGGTTCGGCGTCACGGAGTTGCCGCATGAAGCACACATGGACCGGGATTGAGCGCAAGAGCTTCTGGCTCAAAATGTGCGATGCGTGGTCGAAAGCTGCGGCGGCTATCGGACCGTGTGAGCAGGCAAAGACGAATCACGACCCAAGACGAAAGGCGTAGTCATGAGAGATGAGTCAAACAAAAACGAAACATGCGAGCGATGTCGTTATGGAGCGAGGATGATTGAGCCGTGCGGGAAACAAGAAGCTGAACTTTGGGCTGTCGAAGGGTGGGATGAAAATATCACACACTCGGACATGGACGAGTGTATTGGTGATTATCTTAATGGCCTTTCCATGGAGAATTGGCCAACAACCATCCAGGTGAATGGCTTCTCGCGGATGAAGGCGAAGTTTCAGCGTGAGGCAATAGACCTGGCGCGAGAACTGCTTGTAGAGTTGTGGGAAGAATATGGCAATCAAATTTGCGATTGCGATCAAGAGCCGAGTTCTAAGTTGATAAAGATAACCCAAGAACTCATGGACACCACAATAATCGAGTTCAAACCATGGGCTTGCGATCAGGTTGAGAGCGTCGAGGCTAACGTTGGAGATTGGCTCAACAAGCACGCGATTGATTGCTGGGGTGAGGAAGAAGGCAAGGAAACCCTCTCTGAATTTACGCGATATCACAAGGAAACACCATGAACGCGATACCGGAGTTTCTCCGCCACACAGCGCGAACTATCGACAAGTGGCGCCAGGAGCTGGAGCTGTACTTCGAGATTCTACCGCGCGGGACGTTCCCGCCTGAGCAAATACCAACCATGCGACAGGCGATGACCGTGAAGGCTGCACATCTGCGCCTTGTCGCGAGAGAGCTTGAGTGCTCGAAGCAAGGCGAGGCGGCATGAGCCACATAGCGAAACCAAGATGCAAGGCAATTTTTCCCCGCCGCTATGCGAACGGCAAGCCAGTACGATGCCGCAAGCGAGCCGTCACACATGACGGCAAGTGCAAGCAATGCTTCGCGGCGTCCAAGGCGAAGCGCAAATGACCCCGTGCGAGTGGTACAAACTGCCCGGAGGGAGTCGTGTGCTCGCGCGGGCCCCAGGACCGTGAGACCGTCGGAGCGCTCATGACTGAGTACGCCCTCGAGTCGAAAGGCTGCCCGATGTGGCATGTGGTCAAAGTAGTGAGCCACACGTCGCCTGAAGCTATCGGTCTTTGTGGACACAGGTTCACGCTCTCGCGTCGGCTGACGGATGAGCGGCCGAACGCAGATGTTTTATGCGCCGGGTGTCGTGGTGTCGAAGAGCGGTAAGTAGAAACATCACGCCAGGCGAGTGAGGTTGACGTATGAGACGCTTTATGAACCGTGTTGGTACCAGCATGGCGGGTGGACTCGCAAAACCAAGCACACACAAACGTCAGGGCTTATGCGCTAATCCACGACGAAGTAAAAACCCGACCGAGGCGCAAGAGATGGCGGTGCTTGCCGACTATCTCGACGCGTCGGGTTTGTTGTGGTGCCACGTGCCGAATGAGAGCCGCAGAAGCCCACGGCAAGGGGCGCGGCTCAAGCGGCTCGGTATGAAGGCCGGGGTTCCTGATGTTTTAATATTTGGAAGATTCGCCGTTATAGACGAGAAAATGGCAAATGCTAGGTGGTATATTGGCGTCGCTATCGAGCTCAAGCGAAAGGGTGGGTCGGTAGTTTCTCCAGAGCAACGCGTGTGGGGTAATAAGCTTGAGGCTGCCGGTTGGTTTTGGGCTGCATGTTGCGGGGCGGATGAGGTGTTGAGTCTTATCAGAAACAGGGTTATTCCTGAGGGCTCGCCATTATTGTGTGGCCCTCAAACAAAAAAAGGCATGATGGTCTCCCTTGAACAGGATGGTTGTCCAGTATGAGGCGCTACGCTCGCGAGTCGTTTTCGGTGTGGCATGCATTGGCTGACGCCGAACACGGGGATAAGGTTTGCGTTGCTGTGTGTCTGAGGATTTTCCGGCCTACTGCTCGAGGGAAGAAGCTGCCTAAAGGCAAGTCTCTGTGTCCGTCTTGCGCGGGGAGGCTGAGGTTTTCCGGGGTGAGGTAAATATTTCCCATAAGCGAGTTTTGCGGTAGGACAAACACATGATTAAGTCTCAAGAATCTACATTAAGAAAGTTCCGTAACTCATTGGAATTACGTAGGTTTATAAAGGAGAAATATGGGGCGAAGATACTTCTTGCGTTCTCGGGCGGCAAGGATGCGATCGCGGCTTGGTTGGCTTTACGTGATGATGGGTTTGAGATTTTGCCCTATCACATGACTCTCGTTCCCGGGATGTCGTTTGTTGAGGAGTCGCTCTCTAGGTATGAGGCGTTCTTTGGCGCGAAGATAGTTCGCGTCACACACCCGAGCTTTTTTAGGTGGCTGTGTAATCTCGTGTTCCAGCCTCCTGAGCGCTGCGCTGTCATCGAGTCGTACAGGCTCCCGTCTCTCACCTACGAGGACCAAATCGCTGTCGTGCGCCAAAGACTCGGTGAGAAAGCCAGTGGCGTGCTGGTTGCCTCGGGTGTTCGCGCGGCGGATTCGCCCTATCGTAGACATGCGTGTGATAAGTATGGAGCGTTGCGGGAGCTCCGTTTGCAGGTGTGGCCGATATACGACTGGGGGATTTCTGAGGTCGAGAAGGCGATCGTCGGATCCGGTTGCCGACTAAGTATCGAGTACGAGCTATTTGGGCGGTCGTTTGATGGAATTGACTACAGGTTTCTCGAGCCAATAAAACGGGTGTTTCCAGAAGACTACAAGCGTATACTCGATTGGTTCCCGTTGGCGGACCTAGAGTTGTTCCGCCGTGGAGAGAGGAGCGCACATGCTTAGGTCTGTCGGTGTTGGGCTCGCGTCGCGCGGAAAAACAAAGGCCGCCGAGAGGGCAGAGAAGGTGATTGGAGATATGCCAAACGCTTTCGCTGAGAGGGCGAAAGAGGAACAGCGGAGATTTACTCAGGCAACAGACTCCGAGTATTGGTGTTGTATCTGCTTTACGACCCGGGAAGAAAAAGAGGAGTTTTTGAAGAAGACCGGGCTGTTTGAGCACGGCGACAAGTACTTGGATGGCCGAGTTGTTGCTGGGGTTTTGGGGGTGGAGTTGTCGAGCGAAAGTGCTAGGTTTTCGGAGCCGAAGATATCGGCTAGAATGCGGAAGTTGTCGAGATGATTAGGTGCCGGATGATCGGCTTGCGGCGCGGCTTGCGGCACGTCGTGTCTGGTTGCGTGTGAAGCGTGTTGTGTTTTTGGCTGTTTGTTTTGCGCGTTCGCGCAGGGATTGTCGTGCCATTGAAGGCCTCCTGGTGAGAGCATGAAGAAACGATACGCTAGTAAGATACACGGTCCGCAGGCGTGGGACAAGATCGTATCGGCGGCATACCAGATAAGCCTAGGAGCAAAGCGCGAAGATGCCGCAAATATCGTCGGTGTGGACAGGCGTACGCTCTACAACTGGGAGCGGGGTCCATTTTGGGAAAAGGCCCTCGCAGAAGCGCATCGTCGGTGGTGCTCTGGAATTATTTCCAGCACCAAAAACGCAATCGCTGAGGCTCTGGGCGACCCGCAAGAATATGCAGGGATGGCTAGATTTGTCGCTGAGAGGATGATTGTCGAGCTTAGGGCTCCAAAGCAACGCATGGACGTTGATGCATTAGTGGTTGCGACAGAAGCCAACGATCTCACTGATGAGCAGTTGTTAAAAATCGCACAGCGTGGCACACAAGACAAGAAGCCATTGGTGGAAGCCACAGTAATCCCGACACCACCAGAAGAGGTGAAGTGATGGTAACGTCGTATGTGACAGCAAACCACGACGGTTGGTATCACGACTGCGACGGGGTTTTGACAAATACTAAACACCATGACGAGCAGTCAACATACACTTTTGACTTGATTGGACTGCTTGGAGCTGACACCATATCGGGAACTCCGGTGTGGAAGATGTTGGGACCAACCAAGGTATCGCAGTCGAACACGACAACGACTATCACGGTGACGATAACCGGAAGCGGAGACGCGGAGGTTACCGTGACGACCGCCGCAGGTCAGACGCACGTGCTCGAGCGCCGGTGGAAATCCGCACACCGAAGACATGAGGCGTACCGATGAGCAAAGCAAACAAACAAATAGCAGCGCTCCTGTATCAATCGAAGGGATCTGACCTCAACAACCCTGTTGTCCGCTCGTATCTCGGTCTGAAACAGGGAGATCCCGGAACGAATATAGCCGGTTTGTTTAGTCCGCAAGCCGCCACCGCAAACCCACAGCCCAAAAAAGAGAGCGCAGAGCCATCACAAGTGCTGCAAGACGCGCTACTAAAGAGGATGAAGTTTGCAAACGATGTAGGGTTCGCAACTCCAGGACCGGGAATGCTCACCGGCGCAGCTCTAAAGCCAGAGGTTCGGCAATGGGGCGAAGAGTACGGCGGTGGAATTGTGGCGGTAGACCTGTCTGGGATAACCCCCTCTGAAGAGAAAGCCCTGCGTTACATGCTCGACCCGAAATGGCTGGAGCGGCACAACGGAGGCTAGTTCTGTCACAAGCCAGCAGGCGGCGATAGAGTTGCTGGCGCGGCGTCGGGCTCGGGAGCACCTGCTTGACTTCACTACGTATACCCACCGTGGGTGGACTCGGGGAGATCACCAGCAAAAGATCTGCTCAGCCCTTGAGCGTGTCGAGCGCGGTGACTGCACTCGTCTTATGATTTTTGCCCCCCCACGACACAGCAAGAGCGAGTTTGCTAGTGTTCGGTTTCCGGCTTGGTGTATCGGCCGTCACCCTGACTGGCAAATCATCAGCACGTCATATGGTGACTTGTTGGCGGGCGGGTTTGGTGGTGAGGTGCTCAACACTGTTCGGTCTCATGAGTTTCGCCGCCTCTTCCCTTGCACGACTCTGCGTAGAGACACGCAAAGCAAGAGTGAGTGGCGAACGGACCAGGGAGGTGTGTTTCATGCCGCTGGGACGGGTGGCTCTACAACGGGCAAGGGAGCCCATTTGTTTGGGATTGATGACCCGATTAAGACACGAGAAGAGGCCGACTCAATCACACACAGAGACAAGCTGTGGCGTTGGTATTGGGGCGTTGCCAGAACACGACTTATGCCTGGTGGGCGCATAGTTTTAATGATGACTAGATGGCACGAAGACGACCTGGCTGGCCGACTACTCAAGAGTGTTGCCGAGCCATGGGAGGTGTTGGAGCTCAAGGCGCTTACCAAAACAGACGATGGCGAGCAAGCGTTGTGGACCGAGTGGTACCCGGAAACAGAGTTGAAGCGGCTGCGAGAGCAGCTCGTTGAGGCGGGTCGCTCTCGAGAGTGGACGGCTCAATACCAGCAAGAGCCAGTCGCTGAGTCCGGGTCGTACTTCTTGCGTGAATGGTTTGGGGAAAGGTGGGAGGTGGCCAAAATTGCTGTTGCCTAAGTATATGCGCAAGTACATCTCGAGTGATTTCGCCGTGACCGACGCGAGCGCAGGTCGGGACCCGGACTACACCGAGCACGCCGTTGTCGGTATTGGCTCGGACGACGTCGCTTATGTGGTCGACTGGTGGAGCGGCCAGAAGACGGCCGACGTGTGGATTGAAGCGTTGATTGACCTCGTCGACAAACACAAGCCAGACTGCTGGTTCGGTGAGTCCGGGGTTATTCGTCGCGCGGTAGAGCCTCTCATGACTCGCATGGTTCAAGACCGGCGTGTATGGTTCCGCCAGGAGTGGGTCACCTCTGTTGCCGACAAGACGGTCCGGGCGCGCTCACTGCAGGCATGGTCCTCGATGGGTAAGGTGGTTTTCCCTAGAACAACATGGGCTGATAGAGTGATAGACCAGCTTGTGGCATTTCCACAAGGAAACCACGACGACGCCGTTGACGCCTTGAGCCTGTTATTTATGGCTATTGACATGGCTCATCCTGCGGTCGTACCGTCTTCAGAGCAAAAGACCCTGGACCGCTATAGGCTGCGACAAACGCAAGACCAGGGACACAGCGCGTGGAGAACGAAGTGACGGCCACCGGACAAGAGGCACCGCCTAGGCCGGCAAGCACGGTGACGGTATCCGACCTGGTGAGTTGGTACGACGAGTCCGAGAGGGCGAGCGACGACTGGCGTAGAAATGCTACGTTATGGCGTCAGTATTACGACGGCGTGCAATGGACTGCAAAAGAGAAAACGGATCTAGACGAGCGCGGACAGCCGTGCATCACGATCAACATGATCGCGCCCAAGGTAAACTACCTCGTTGGCGGTGAGATTGCGAGCCGGATAGACCCCAAGGCGCTACCGGTTACTCCGCACGAGGACGCAGCGGCAAACGCGGTTACCGACGCCCTGCGCGTCGCTTCCGGACGGCAACAGGCGCGCTTTGACCAAGTGCGCACCATGGTTGCTGGTGAGATTTTCGTTGAAGGCCTAAGTGGAGCAGTGCTTGGGATAGACCCAAGCAACCCAAAGACGCCAAAAATTACGCTCGGACACACGCCAGCGGACCGACTGTTCTGGGATCCGCACTCGAGAGATATCTGGTTCTCGGACGCCGCCTACATAGGGTTCGCGACATGGATGAGTCTCGAGTCCGCTCAAGACAAGTACGCGGACAAGGCCGATGAGTTGGCGACCGCTGTCTCTAGGTCGAACGAGTCCGGAACCTACCATGAGGACCGCCCGAGTGACTTCTGGTACGACAAAAAGGAGCGCCGGATTAAGGTGCTTGAAGTCTACTGGCGCGAAGGTGGCGAGTGGTGGTTCGCACACTACGTCGCCAACGCCGAAGAGGCCCTTGTCGGTCCGTCGCGCGTCCCGTTTGTGGACGACCAAGGAAAGACGTGGTGCCCATTGATTATGGTGAGGGCCTATCTCGACGGCGACAACGACGCTCGTGGAATTGTTGCCGACCTTATCAGTCCACAAGACTCGCTAAACAAGCACAAGTCAAAGACGCTTCACGCCATCAACTCAAACCGCGTGCTCCATGAAGACGGCGCCCTTGTGCCGAATGCCAAAGAGTTTGCGACCCAAATGGCCAATCCTGACGGCCTCCCGCGTGTTCGGCCAGGAGCCTTGGCGAACGGCTCGGTGCAGATTGAGAAGGGAACCGAGCTAGCGCAAGTCAACGTCGCTCTCATGCAAGAGGCGAAGGCAGACATAGACGCAATTGGGCCAAGCGCGCAGCAGCTCGTCGAATCAGCCAGCTCAAGCGGTGTTTCTGTCTTCAGGCGCAAGGACATAGCAAACATCCCGCTTCGACCACTGTACGCCAACTTGCAAGAGTGGACACGGGACGTGTTCACTGGAATGTGGTGGTTGATCCGGCAGTTTTGGACCGCCGACATGTGGCTTCGAGTCGAAGACGACGACGAGAAACAGGGCTATCGCTACACACGACTGAACGAGACATCAACAGTTGGCGCACGCGTGAAGTCTCTTGTTGACGAAGGCGTAGAGTTGCCGCTCGCTATGGAAATGGCAGGTCTCGACGACATGATGATCGGGATGTTGTTGAGCCAGGCGTCGCAAATGGCGCAACAGGCTGTTGTTGCCCAGGCCCAACAAATGGGGGCACAGTCTCCCGACCAGGTGCCGCCCGAGATGCAACAGCAGATGCGGAAAGCCGCAGAGACAATGGCAACCGAGGCGGTCTTGAGCGCGCCGCAAATGCGCATGCCGTTTGTCGCCAACAACGTGTCTCAAATCGGCGTTGATATTGAGATCAGCAGCACGCCGGATGTTGGTATCGTGCAGCAAGAGCAGTTTGAGATCTTGGCCGACATGGCCGGAAAAGGGACTTTCAACCCAGCAGTCATGCCAACACCAATCATGCGCATGCTCGTAAAATCGAGCCAGTTGCGTGACAAAGACAAGCTACTCAGAGAGCTCGACAAGCTGTCACAGCCACAACAAGACCCAGCCGCCGCACAAGCGCAGGCCATGCAAATACAAATGCAAATGCAGTCCATGCAGGCCGAGCTAGCGAAGACCATGGCCGAAGTAGAGCAAATCAAGGCGCAGACCGCGAAGACGGTGGCCGAGATACCAGCAGTTGAAACAGCAGCCAAACTTGACGAGGCTCGTACGGTTATGCACTCAATCGAGGCTGGCAGGGCGTCAGTCCCGAACATTAACCCGGAACCTACTGGAACCGGAACGCAAAGGAACATGAGGCAATGAGGAAACTTCTTGGCATCACGGGAGCTGTTGCTGCCCTCATTTTTGCAACGTCGGCGTTGGCTGGAAAAACCCAGGTCAGCTCCAATTCATGGCGAGCGTCTGGCTCTACGGGAGCATACTACGGACGTAGTGATGGTGTTTTTCAGAGCACAACCACACACACACCGTATGTTGTCGAGAATGGGCAGCCTGCCGGATCGCTCGGCAAGGGCTTCTACATGGACTTTACAGTCTACTCGGACGGTGAAGGAATCACGTGCGGTGATGCTGGTGGCATGGGTGCATGCGGAGGCAATACCACTCTTGTACCCTGCCAGTGCACTATCAGCACCGGTGATTCATTCATGTGGATGCCGATCGTAACCGAGACCTTGACCCCGGATATGGATGCTGGATCTCTCGATATCGCTGGAGACCTCGTCGACAACGACGGCGCCTATCTTATCTGGGGCCTCAATGGTGCGAGCGGAAATCCGTTTACTATTGGTCGCGACCCGGCGTTCTACATGTGCACGAAGTATGCAATCAGTGGCACGACCACAACCACCGTCTCCGGCATCGACCAAAACGTCATGGCGGGATTTATGGAGGTGGGTATCAATGAGGCGTGGAATGCAGACTTCGAAGCACGCAACAGCTACGCTGGTATCGGTGTTTTGGGCACGGCCGCATCTGGGTTGACTCTTGAGGACGTCTACATCAAGACCGAGGATGACGGCGGTGGTGTTGTTAGTACGGACACGACAGACAGCTCGACCGAGAACGTTGCACAAACGCTTTGCACCTACGTTAGCTCGGCTGGGGTTGTTACCTACACAATCGACGGCTCTGCGCCAACAGTGACCGCAACATATACCTTCGACGACAATGTCGCTGTTGTGCCGTTCATCACCTATCTACACACGGCTGACCTGGCAGACGAGATCGATATCTACTCGGTGAAGGTAGGGTACACCGAGTAGTTTTGTTGTTGTAGTTTGGTGCCGCCGACCAAATGGGCGAAGGGTGCCGCCGACCAAATGGGCGTTGGAAAGAGGAGACCATGGGAATTCTTGACGAGATCAAAAACGAGCCCGAGTCAACCGTAAAGGACGACGAGGTGGCTCAAGTAACAGCGTCGCCACAAGAGGCGCCTCCGGCCAAAACGGGAGAGAGCGACGCGGGCTCGAGCGATACGCAAAAAGACGCAGGTGGCGCCGAAAGAACCACCGAAGCGCCTGTTGAATCCTCCCATGAAGGTCTTCTCGCTGCCAAGCAGGCAGAGAAGCGGCGGCGACAAGACGCCGAGAGCCAGCTTCAGAAGCTCCAACAGGAAATGGCCGAGATGAGAGGACGGCTTGAGGTCGTGCAATCTCTGCACATACCCAAGCAAGAGGCGCCAAAAGACCCAGATGACGACCTGTCTAAGCTTGACGCTGATTTTTTCAGCAAACCGGGGGAGACCGTTGCACGCGTCTCCCAACGTATCGCTGAGAAGATGCAGCGTGACAGGTACCTTCAACGCCTGAATGACGACATGCTCGACATGCAGTCAGAGGGTATTGATGTTGTCGAGGTCGATCGAACCTTTGCGGAACTTGCCAAAAACAACCCGGACTTGGTGCGTAGGGTAAACCTCGCCGAGAGCCCTGGTCGCTACGCCCATGGCGTAGTCAAGCGCCACAAAGAGAAGCTCGCGGAGCAGTCTGCTGGCGGTGCAAAGATATCCGAGTACGAGGCCAAAATCCTAGATCTGGAAGCCAAATTGAAGCAGGCTCAAGGCGTGAGTGTTGCCGCTCAAATCACGGAATCCAACGCCGTAGCTAGAAGCTCCGGCAGGGCTCCGGCATCACGAGCGGCGGTGACCGATCTCGACGAGGTCGAGACAGCACAATTGAAGTGGCGACGAAACAGATAGTCGCTACAGCTAGCTGGTGAGCTGGGGCCGCGAAAGAAGCGGCAAATGGCAGACACACTCATATCTTCTGCAAATCAAGTCAAGCAGTGGAACTCTAACGCTTTCGTCGAGACCATAGGGCGCAACCAATTTGCTCCCTACATGTCGAAGAAGCTCGCAAGCCCGATCCGTATCGTCGACGACCTGCAAAAGGAGCCAGGAGACATCGTTAACGTCTCGTTCATCAGTCGGCTAAAAAATGACCCGATCATGAACGATGACACCGTCGAAGGCAACGAAGAAAGCCTTGGCAACGGCGGTCACCCGATCACGGTCGCTCGGTATGCGAACGCCGTCAGGATTGGTCAACACGAGCTGAGAAAGCCAGCTATCGACATTCTAAAGGCGCGCGGCGACGTGCTGCTTGATTGGATGGCAGACCTACAGCGCAATCAGCTCATCGAGGCGGCTCTGTCGGCCAATCTCGACGGGAGTACACCGTACGCGTCGTGCACTGAGGCACAAAAGGACGCGTGGGTCGCGGCTCAGTATGCCGCTGACCGAGTGTTATTCGGCGCCGCGGTGTCAAACTACTCGGCATCGGATATGTCAGCCAGCCTGCTCAATGTAGACTCTGTGGCAGACATACTTAGCCCGGCAATCCTGTCGCTCGCAAAGCGTGTTTTCATGCGACGGCGTGCCGCAAAGTTTGGCCCTACCCCGCTCCGAACCGAGGGCAATATCAACAAGCTCGTTTGCTTCGCTCCGCCGGAGGCGTTCCGAGATTTCAAGAACAGCACAGTTATTGTGACAGCTCTCGA